TTACCAGACTTACCATCTGGAACATCATCATAACATTTATTAGGTGGTGCAGTTAGCTTAACAGCCTTTTTAATATCAGTTATTTTCTTTTTAATATTAGGCTTATCAAAGTTGTCTGGTCTGAACATAGCTAACTCTCCAGACTCTTTGTTCAGTGCTAGGAAGCCACCATTCTTTGTGCCTTCTGCTTGTTCGTATCCGGCAAGTTGAGCCATGTAACCAAAAGCATCGTCCTCTGCTAGGGTACCATCTTTAAACTTCTTAAATGCAAATCCTGAAGCAGTCTTAACATCTACAACTTCACCATCAATAACACAGTCCATGTGTCCCTTGATTCCAGATACTGTTATTTCTTTCTGTTCACTTGTAACTTCATGTCCAGATAATCTAACAAGAAATAAAACTATCTCTTCAAGTAGATGTCCGTATAAGAACTTAATAAATGTTGGTGGTGAAATAACCTCTGTAGTATCTGAGGTTGAGTTCATCTCGTACCAAAGTTGTCTAGGTTGTTTACCTACGTTAGACATTCTCAAACTAGGTTTACCACGTGGGCTAGGATGTGACCAAGTGTAGAGAATCTCTTTCATGGATTCTCCAAACTGCTCTATTGTGTCTTCATCTATGTCAAGATGCTCACCTTTTCCTAAAGCCGACAATTTATTATATATGTCTTCTACTAATGTGTCAAGTGTTTTTTTATTTTTTTTCATCTTCAGACTCCTTAAATGCTTTGATGACATCTGATGAAAATAATTTTTGAAGACTGACAAGGAACATTCTACTAGCGTTGTGGTCTCCACCACATACAGTTTTAAAACTATCAAGCTCATCAACTATAGTTCTAAGTACATCTGTTTTAAATACTAACGTACAGAACTCATTGTCTCCTACACATAAATTATGAAACCAATAATCTGATTCAGTTGCTCTTATACCAGATGGTTTGTTCCATGATTCATATTCAATACATATATTACCTGTCTTCATCCATGTATCTCTTTCTGATTTAACTTCTATCTTCTTACCTGTTAACATGTCTGCTATCTTTTGTTCTCTTATCTCTCCATACTGTAAATCTAAATCAAATTTCTTTTGGTCTTCTTTATTTGGTTTCATATTTTTCTCGCTTATATTTAAATGTAATTTTCACTTGAATAAACTTTATATTTATTTTTCTTTGTAATTGCTCTCCTAGAAATATTTTTCATATTTTCAGAAACAGTAACCCATCTTAAATTAGACACTGCATAATCAAGTTTATCTTCATTAGTATGGTCAACATTATATTTTATATTTGGAATTTCATTAAATACAAATGCCATAGCGAAAAGTCTATGACCATAAATTCTTTTACTAATTAAACCATTATTTAATGTATAACATGGATAAACAGCTCTACTGAAATTAGGATGTATTATGTTTCCTGTATAATTATTTTTTATAAATGGAAAATCTTTTCTATTATTATACTGAGGTAATTTATGTTTACCTCCTGTTTTAAATAGAGTATATTTATCTTCAGGTATAGATTTAATAAACTCTGAAGTTCTATTTAAATCGACAATTCTCTGTCCCCCTTCACCAAAAAAAATAAAACATTCTGAAATATTTTTTTGTTCTTCTTTACTGACAACAGTGGCTGAATTAAATAACTCAAGCTGTTTAATGAGTTTCACTCCAATTAGCTCCTATCTTGTATTCACCATCCAAAGGACAGCGAAGATTAAAATGTTTTCCGGCATTCACAATGCTCTCTACTGCAAACTTACCTATAAAATCAGCTTTATCTTTTGGAACTTCTATCTGCCACTCATCATGTATGTTAGCTACAAATTTATATTCCATGTTATTTAATTTCAACAACTCATCTAACAGAACCAATCCTTGTTTCATTACGATAGCACCGGCACCTTGTAGTAAAGTGTTAAGTGCTGAATGTTGGTTACGTACATAAAGTTTTCTACCATCTAATCCTTTGAGATAATTTTTTGTTGATGCTCTTTGTACTCTGTCTCTAAGAGATTTAAATGTAGGTTTATTATCAAAGAAATATTGTCTAGCTCTTTTACCATCTGCTGTAGTTCCTCCAACCACGCTTCCAAGTTTTTCATCTCCGGCTCCGTACATGAGTGCATAGATGAATGTCTTTGCCTTATCTCTTGATTCAAGTTGTGCAAGTTTTTGATTAGAGGTGTGTATATCTCCGTTAATGATTTCATTTGTATATTCCTCATCGTTCATATAGTGAGCTAACATTCTAATCTCAAGACCAGAAGCATCAACTCCGAGTAAAACATTACCTTCTTCTACAGTCCAACAAGCCCTACATTCTTTTCCATAGGGGCTGTAGACTGCCGGTACTTGTGCCATGTTAGGATTTCTATGAGTCATCCTACCTGTAATAGCACCATTAGGTATTACAAAGCCATGTACTCTCCCATCTTCTTGTACTCCTTCAACCCAAGAATCAACTTGAGCTATACGTTTTTGAAGCAGTAAGAAGTCTGCTATAAGTTTAGCTTCGTGTATGTGTGTGATTGCTGATAGAGTTTTCTCATCTACTATTGGTTGTCCTGTAGGTGTAAACCTTTCTGGCTTCCAACCAAAGTCAATAAGATATTCTCCAATTTGTTTGCGACTACCAAGATTAAAGTCAACTAACTTCTGCCTCATAAAAGGTTCAAAGTTATCTGTATCTATACATCTTTGATACTCATCATCTGTAAGTCCACGTTTAGATAAGTCTCCATCTTTTTTAATGTAAGGCTTAACTAACTTATCATCTACCCACTTAGGTTTAAATGTACTATGAACTTCATCTTCAATTGCTTGTTTCTTTTCTCTGAGTTCAGCAAGTAACATCAAGGCTGACTGTAAGTCAAACTTAAATCCGTTTACCTCTTGCTGTTTTATTATTCTAGCAACGCCTTGTTCTAAAGCTATGCATTGTTTGGAGAAGCCTTTGCTCTCCTCTCTAAGTTTCTTTAGTACTACAGCGTTGAGTTGTACATCTCTAACACAATAGTCCATCATCTCTTTAGAATAATTAAGATAGTCTGAGAACTCTATCTTATGATAGCCTAACTTGTATCCCCATTTCTCAAGGCTATGTCCGCCTTCTCTGTTAGGATTAAATAATCTTGATAACACTAACGTATCAATGACCGGTATCTTAGACAAGTCAACATCACCGAACTTCTCTACCATAGGTATGTCAAATCCGATGATGTTATGTCCTATTAAAGTATCTGCATTAGCTAACAGTTCATAACCTTCTGATAATTTCTCCGGTGGATATTTATACAACTGTCCGGTATCCATATCTTGAGCAACGATACAGTGTATCTTAGTTGCCTTTAGGTCATCTGTTTCTATGTCAAATACTAAGTCCATTAAAATGCCTCATCCAAACTAGCATCAAAGGTTATGTCCTCATCTGTAAGTTCAGATAGTCTACCGGTTTCGCCATCATAGATTACTCTACAAGCCATACCGACATCACCTGTGTATCTAGACTTCAAGATTCTAAGTCTCGTAGTTCTAGCTTCATCAGGGTCATCTGATTGTTGATTACGTTCTAATGCTATCACACAATCACTCAGTTGTCCAATGCTATTGGAACCTCTTAGGTGAGAAAGAGATACTTCAATCCCATTCTCATGTCCCTTGTTACCATCAACACGTCTCAAGTGTGATACTAAAATAATACCGGCACCTGTTTCTTCTACTAAACTTCTCAGTCTAGTCATGATAGTATCAATAGCACGTCTCTCATCCCCTTCATGTACAGCACTGACTAACATATGTAGATGGTCAACGACCACCCACTTACAGTCACATCCTATAATCATAAAGCGAAGCTTAGTAAAGATGTCATCGATATCGTTGGTACCGAAGTGGGAGTGTACCCATACCCTATTACGATTCTCACCATCATAGAGTACGTCAAAAAACTTATCAAGTTCTTCTTTACTAAACCTCTCTCTTACTTGGTCAACATAGAGCCTAGCGTTAGCTTCAATAGAAAGTATACCATCAATGGTACGCCTCCAATCTTCTTCTAATGCTATAATCCCTACGTTATCATCAGTATTTTTAATAAGATGATGTTCAAGTTCACGTGTAACACTAGACTTTCCAAGCCCTGTACCACCTGTAAGAGTTACTAATTCTCCTTGCCTTAGACCATACAATTTCTTGTTCAGTCCTTCATAAGGATAAGGAACACTTTCTTTCTTCTCACGATTATGAAACTTCTCACGTTGTTCAGATACATTTATAACCCCAGATGGAGTATAAACTTTAGCTGACCACCATGCTTCAACAAACTCTTTATGTCTGTTGTTCTTAAGCATATCGTTAGGGTCTTTCCAACCGTTAGGTAGTGTAACTATACGAGCCTTGCCGGGCTTGAAAAGTCTTGCAACTTTTATACTAGCTTCTTGTCCGGCTTTGTCTTTGTCAAAAGCAATGATGACGTTTTCAAAGTTATCAAAGAACTCTAAGCTTTCCTTGATATCTCTGACTGCACCATTAGCACCACGCTTAATAGATACTACAGCCCACTTAGAACCAAGCAGTTCATAGGTAGCCATAGCATCACACTCTCCTTCAGTGACAGTAACATACTTACCACCTTTGAAAAGTTGTTGACCAAACAACCCTGTATCGTTGTAACTTCCGGAGACATAAAAGTCTTTGTCCCTACAGTTCCTAACTTTAGTAGCTGATAGTTCATGCCCGTTGTAGTAAGGGTAGAAATGTTTAACGACATTACCTTGTAAGTCATGTACACATTTAACCCCGTACTTCTGAGCAGTTGGCTTAGAAATTTTTCTGTCTGTTAAGGCTGAAAACTTTCCTTCATCTACCATATCGGGTTGCTTAGTCTGAGTTGTTGTTATTGTTTGCATATCCTTTCCTCCACATGCTTTAGTATAGCTAGGCATAAACTCTCCACAGCTAAAGCATTTTGCTGAGTCATCTTCGTTGATTCCTACAGCATCACTGCTTTCGCACAGTGGACAAGGTTGATGTAACTTATCCCAAGTTTTATCCATGTTAGCCCTCACTACACAATTAAGACTCGTCTTCTGAGTCTACTACTTCTTCTTCTGGTTGTTCTACAACTGCCTCTGGGCTTTCCTTTAGGATAGCTTCGAGATTATTCTGGTGTCCTTGTGAAGCAAAGTTCAAAGCTTCTACTAGTACATTCAACGTACCTATCTTACTGATAGATATGTTAGCACCGGCTTTGTTCTCTTCGTTCTCAATCTTTGAAACATCATAGACTGATTCACCATCATCGTTCTTAATAGTAATAATCATAATTAAAACTCCTCGTTATCTGAACTAGGTTCAGTGTATTCAACTAAATCAGTAACCTTCACAGCTATTAATTCTGCAAATGTACCATACTTACCTGTGTAAGGTTTAATCTTCACAGTAACTTCTGAGCCATTACCAACACTAACATCTAAAGGGTTGCCATCGTTGTCAACTAACTTAGGTGCCGGATTGGTTGTCCCATCGTGTCTATCTACTTTTCTACTGAATGAGAAAGCCGGTTCATCATACTTAGGTTGTCCGTCTCTGGTTCTAACCCTTGATAAACCAAGACCCTCTAACTTAGTAGCAGTATCTTCATCAGTCAGCACAACTATTCCATACTTATGTGGCTCAAACTTAGTGTTTGGTGTGCTGATATTTGCCCACATAGCTTTTCCTTCTACGTACTCATACATATATTATTCCTCCTATAGGTTTTAGTTTTTGTATTAAGTGATTGGAGTCTAGCATACTTCTTGCTTTTGTGCAAGTCTTTTTAATCTTCTTTTTTCATTCAGTCTATCTCGCAATACCTGTAAGTCTTCATCCAAGTCTTCCCACAATTCGTTCTTTACTTCTTGTAGTTTGCCTTTAGGTATTTTACTTCTGATTTTTATATCAGACTTCTTAGGTATCCACGTTTCCCAGAACTGTTTCTCTTGACATGCATCTGTGTATGACCATTGAATAGTCTTGTCTAATACTTTGGATTCAAATTCAAACATGAAAGGTAAGTCAAACTTGCTCACCCATTCTGATAATTTCATAAGCCCTCCGGTTAAAATCAGTCTGGTTTTAGTGGCACTAGACCAGAAACTAGTAGGTGTCTTTAGGTTTAAGGAAGGTTAGTTGAGGGCTACACCTATCGACACGCCTTAAATAAGTAACTATTGTATTAGGCTTTAACCTCCTTGTCAACCTTTAAGTCTAATAAAGTTACACTATAAATCTCATCTTTCCAACTAACCTCATAAGCTATTTGGTCTGTAGGGTTTTCATGATTGTAAGATACAATATAGCTTTCCCAACATCTAAACTCATCCTTGCTCATTGGAGTTAGTACTACGTTATCTTTCATCTTGTCCACCACTTAGGCTTCTCTCTGTTCTTCTCCCACTTAGCATAATGTTTCTCATGGATAACATAATCTCTATAAGCTACAACAGGATTGTCATTCTTGTATTCATCCGGCATAGCCTGTGCAAGTGGTGTCATGTCTCCTTTACTTATGTTGTCAGGGTGTTTCTCAAGTGGCTCATGCAACTTAGTATAACTAAGATGTTCTTTACCATACCTGTAAGTGTACTCCATTGCTAAAGCTAAGAAGTGTATGTACAGCCATTCATAATTACCTCTTGATTGTCTAGCCCATACTGTACAAGGGTGGTTCTTGTATGCCTCCTTGTAAAGCCCGTGTTCATCTGCATACTCATCACCATCTAACACTCTATGTGCAGTACATAACATCTGTGCTGTTTCAAGTGGCATCTTCACTAGCATCTTATCAGGCTGTGCTTCTGCTGAAACTACCGGACACTCATCAAAATAAAATATGTTCATACCTTTACCCTCCTACTAAGTGATTAATAACTAATGCACATACTAACATAAAAAGTATTGTAAAGTTTACTAAGTCATCATGACTCATATTACTTGCTACCTCTCTTTATATATTTATAAGTATTTGGATTCCATTCAGCATCTAACATCTCTACCAGTTCCCATTTAAGACTGTGTAAATTTTGAACATCAGATAACCATAAATCGTTTGTCTCATGTAAAGTATTTAACATGCTTCGAAGTTTATCAATGTATTTAAACATAGTATCATACTCTTCGTTGTTCATTTCAATAGTGACTTTACTTTTTAGTATTTTAGTTTTCATTTTCCTTGCCCTCTATATTTTTTGTAGTTAGCTTTTCTATTTTTATTCATAGTAGAGTAGCCAACATTACCTCTACCTTGACTTGTCTTCTTACCTCTAACTCC